CAACTACAAGACTCTCTTAAGTTTGCATACAATCCAATATTAGTGGCTGGTACTACTGGTAATGCCATTATTCAGCATCTCTTATTGCTATCATATCTGCAAGTTCTGCTTCACATAATGCTAAGTCAGCTTCTAATCTTGCTTTGTGTGCTTCGCAATCACTAATAGCTTGATCTACTTGTTTGGTTTCAGTCCAATCCAATACTTCTACATCTCCACCATTTAAATCTTGTACAGTTCTTGTATGTTTGATTTGAATCATTTTTGGTGAATCAGCTACAACTTGTTCAGGTGTAAATTCTGATATTACTTTAGCCATTTAACTTCTCCTTTAGTTCATTTATTTGTTGTTGTTGTTCTTTTATTGCTTCTATTAATAAAGGTACAATCTTTTCGTATTTTACTGCTTTATATCCAGTATCTCTTGTAGTTACTACTTCAGGTAGGACTTCTTCTATTTCTTGTGCTATAACCCCTACATCGTGTCCTTCGTTTCCATGAATAGTTTTCTTTTCTTCTTTAGTTAATGGTTTCCAATCAAATTCTACACCACTAATTTTCATTACTTTATCTAAAGAATTTTCTAATGGTTTGATGTTTTCTTTTAGTCGTTTGTCAGAAGTAGAATAAGCTACTACATCATTACTACAATCTAATCTTCCTGATGTGCCACTTGGTGTTACATTAATACCTACCGAACCACCAAATTCAGCACTATTAGCACTTCTATCAAATTTTAAATGTGAAAAACTTCCATCCCAAAATTCAAAATCTTCACTTCCACCACCAGTTAGTCCAAATCTCCAAAGTTCTGTACCACTTTCATTTGCTAATTGTATTTGACTTCTACCAGTTGATGAACTTCTTTCAATTTTTAGATATTGAGATACACCACTCATTTTTATATCTAATTTTGCATTTCCTTCGGGACTTCCTCCTATACCGACATTACCTGATGAGTCTATTGCTACTCTTTCAATACCATTAGTCCAAAATTCCATTTGATTGTTTGCATGTTCATATCTAACTCTACCAATGCTTTGATGGTCTGTATCTCCAAACCAAATAGATGATTGCCCAGTAGTAGTACCAACAATACTTACAATAGAATGATTACTACCTGTTCCTTCAAATATAGCAGTTGTTCCTGCATAAGGTGACCAAGTATAAGAAGTTGCACCATTTTGAACATGTAGTTTACTTGCTGGCGATGTAGTTCCTATACCGACTCTTTGAGAAGTATCAATAGTCATAGCAGTAGAATTATTACTTTTAAATCTGACTTGATGATTGCTTCTTGTTCCTACATATCCTACACCACTTGATGTCATCATTTCTGTTGTAGCAGAATTAGTAGAGTCTGTTGTTTGTACACTACCTGCTGTGCTACCTGATATTTGTAAATTAGTAAATCCTGCACCAAAGTTTGTAGGTGAGTCAGGTCCTATACCGACATTACCTGATGAGTTTATTCTCATTGCTTCAAGACCATTAGTTCTAATAGCCATAAAATTATTTTCGTGATTATACTGAACTTGTCCTCTATAAGCAGAAGCACCAGTTCCATCTCCAAACAATACATATCCATTACCAGTTGTAGATGTTTGTATTTGGATACCATTTTGTGAGTCAGATGTATTACCTACTTGCAAATCAGTTCCTGAATAATGAACTGAAGTATCTCCTATTAACAATCTACCTGATGAGTCTATTCTCATTGCTTCTGAATTATTAGTAACAAAGAACATATCGTGAGTTGCAACACCAATTCTATTGTAATTTCCAGTTGAGTTACTATCTTCTAATACGATAGCAGCACTTGCATCTGAACTTTCAAATTTTGCAACATAATCAAAACTTGTTACAAAATATCCTGCTAAATATCCATCTCCACCAGTAACTTCAATTCCCTCATCTCCAGTTGCAACAATATCTAATTTTGCACTTGGTGATGTAGTTCCTATACCGACATTACCATCAGATTTTTTTATTGTAACAATATTAGAAGAAGTACCATACGAATAAATCTGTAATAAATCACTTGCACCTCTATATCTTATTTGCATATCAGAAGAATTAAAGTCAATACCAGTATCACTTGAAGCATTATTTAGTCTTATAATACCATTACCTGCTACTTCTAAATCTCTTCCAGGTGAGTTAGTTCCTATACCGACTCTCCCATTTCCTTCAATAGACATTACATGTTTACTACCTAAGGTACTTGCAGTATCAGTTAATTGGTCCCATAGCCAAAATTGTATAGAGTTTCCTGCTTCTCCACCTGCATTATGTCTTGTTCTAATTGAATGTGCATAACCAGTTGAATTATAAGCATTGCCATTATAAGACAAAATTATTTGTGAAGAATTTGGACTTGAAGCACTACTATCTCCTGCTCTTAATCCTAAAGCATGGTCGCCATTATTATTGCCTGTAACATCTAAATTAACTTGTGGTGAATTAGTTCCTATACCGACTCTATCTGTACCTGCATCTACAAAGAAAGTATTTACTTCTGATGTAGTGCTTATTCTAAAGTTTGCATCTGCTTGTGGAACATTGAATTGAACATTACCTACATTATTAACTCTAAATCTTTCTGTTCCACCTGTAACAAGAACTGGAACATTGGCTGCTGCTTCATACCAAAAAGTATCTCCACCACCATCTAAGTAAATTTTACCAGTTGCTGCTATTGCTAAATCTGTTCCATCAAAAGTAAGATTAGATTCTACATCTGCTGTGGTACTATTACCATAAGTCAATACTCCATTAGCAGTTGAGCCATTGTAGGTGAGTCCTGCACTTCCATTTTCCCAAACACCAGTTCCAAAGTTGTAAATCAATGCTTGGTTAGCACTTGGAGAAGTAATCGTAACATCAGATAAATTACCAATAGGAATATCAATATTAGCACTACCATCAAAAGCAACTCCTGCAATATTTCTTGCAGTTCCTAATGTAGTAGCAGTAGAAGCATTACCTGATAGTGATCCATAAAATGTGGTAGCTTGAACATTACCTTCTGTATAAGTAATATCTCCAGTAGCATCTGCACTTGCTGTGGTTGTTCCTAATACCCATCTATCTTGGGATTCGTCCCAAATAATTGCTGCATCATTACCAGTAGTTCCTCTTTCTACAAAAATACCAGCATCATTGGTATTTGCTACTCCTGATTTTCCAGTATTTAATTGAATAATATTATCTTCTACTAAAAGATTGGTAGTATCTAAAGTAGTGGTTGTTCCATTAACTGTAAGATCACCACTAAGAGTTAGATTAACACCAGTAGCAGTTCCAGTAAAAGCAGGAGAAGCTAAGGTTTTATTACTTAAAGTATCTGTGCTTGTTGTGGTTATAAATCCTGCATCGTTATTTAAAATACTTAAAGGAATTTCATTTGCAGGTTTTTTTGATTCTGTAGTTCCATCTAATACAATAAATTGGTCTGTGCCTACCATAGCAATACCATTCATATCAGTTGCTTCATTTAAATCAACATCAATCGTAATACTACCTGATGATGTAATTGGTCCACCTGATACATCAATTAAGCTACCTGGAGTAATTCCTACACTTGTTACTGTTCCTGTTGTAGTGCTATAACCATAACTTAAAATCTTATCTTGTATTGCTGCAGAAGTCATTATAGAAGTATCATTGTCTGCAAAAGCTTCTGCTGAAGTTTGAATAGCAGTTAAAGCTACTGAATCAAAAGTCAAAGAAGTATTAATAGTAGGAGCATTAATAGTAGGGCTTGTTAAAGTTTTGTTGGTAAGGGTATCAGTTGTTGCTCTACCTACTAAGGTATCAGTAGAAGTAGGTAATGTTAAAGTTCCAGTATTGCTAATAGAACTTATAATTGGACTTGTTAAAGTTTTATTGGTTAGGGTTTGTGATCCTGTTAAAGTAACAACAGAAGAATCAATGGCTATGGTAATATCTCCAGTACCAGTTGCATTAATTCCTGTGCCACCTATAATACTGGATATTGCTCCAGTTGCATTTAGATCAATATTTCCATTAATGTCGTCATAATTGGTAGAAATGTTGGTATAACTTCCAGTCGTAAACATTGTACCCACAACATCTTGGATATATTCCTGGATAGTATCTGAGCCAATATATAATTGAGTTGAAATCTTAACTGCATTACTTGCAATTTGTAAATCTGATGCAGTCCCATCACCATCGTAAATAGTACGAAGTGTTCCATCAATTCCTCCAGTTTCTCCTATATGGATTAATTGAACATATCCCTGATTAACAGGGGTTGGTCCCAAATTAGTATTACTACTCACCTAATTCCTTGTATAAATCTTTATCTGTCATTCGTTTATGCCCTCTACCGATATCATCTGAAAAGATAGCAGGTTTACCAAGAAGTCTTTGAACTTTTTTATTTCCTTTACAATCTTGAACATCGGAGCATTTTTTGATTTTTTCATCGTTCATACTTTGAACTACTTCAAATATCTCTCCACAATCGCATAAATATTCGTATATTGGCATCTATATCCCCTTAAAATTCTTTTTTAGTGGTAATATGGGGATATCCGAAAATACCCCCATATTTAACCGATTCACTAACAGTTATTAAGTAACATTATTGAAGTTGACGATACCTAAAGATGTTGATGAAGTAGCATGTGATAATGCTGCTCCAAATAGAACATCAGCAACCACTGAAGTTGCCAAGTAGTCAATATCATAAGCACTTTGAACTCTTGGTGCTATTTGTTGTGCAAAGTACACTGATTCCCTTCTAAAAATAGAAGCAGTTTCAGTGGTAGCAGTTCCACCTTCTGCCCAATCTGTACTTGGGTATAATCCCATACCATAAGCACTGATTATTCTACCTGTTACATTTGGATTTTCAGAATCACCTCTTTTTTGTGCTTCTGTGAAATCACCAAGTCCAAGTAAAGACATATATGCTTTTGGTGAAGCATACATAAATGTATTGCCATCGCCATAGTCATATCCTGCATCAAGAAGTTTTTCAAGTCCATCTCTTACTAATGCAGTAGTGAAAGTGTCATCTGCTGCTAATTGAACATCATTACCTGTTCCAGTTTGGATTAACAAAGCAATAAAGTTTTCTACTTTTTTAGCCAAAGCATAGCCCATTGATTGTGCATAAGCATTGAATAAGTCAGCAGATTCTTGAACTCTTACGATGTCCTCGATTCTTTTCGCTTCATAGTGATGTTCGTTTAAGTTTAATTGAATCACTCCATCAGTATTTGCACCATAAGTTACTGCACCATCTGCTGATTTAGATGTTACAGTTTCTTCGGATACTTTAGGAATGTTTAGTACATCGCCACCATTTGCAACCATTGATGAGAAGTCAAGCACTTGATTTCTTAACTGAAATTTTCTTTCAGCATAATCAAGAATAGCATCTCTCCACATCTCAGGAATAAAATTAGCAGCTGTTGTTACAGTTACATTAGCCATTTTTTTTCATCTCCTTAAAGATAGTTTTTAGTTTCTATACCCCTCTACTATCTGTTGCCAAAGTTTAGGATTCTTCCTGGCTTGTTCTCTATCCTTATCGGATAAATCTGCCCACTTCTTATTGGAAGCAAACTTGCCTGATGAAGTAACCTCTTTTGCATCAGATACTTGCACTTTTTGTTTACCCAATCTTTCAATGTGCTTTTCCAACTTTAATGTTGGCAGGTCTTGGTATATTTCTTGGTCATCATCTGAAAGTTGGGACAGCAGATGTTCTCGTCTTTGTTGTTCTTGAATTTTAAACTGTTCTACAACTGGTTTAAGTTGTTCGTTTTCAGCTTTAACATTCTCATACAAAGATTTAAACTCCTCTTTTTCTTCAAGTCTTTTTTGCTCTTGAAGTTTGAGGTTTTCTTTGAGTTCATTTAACTCGGCTTCTGCTGCTTGAGCTCTTGTTCGGTATTTCTTGCTTTCTGCAATTAAACCACCGACATCATCATTATTTTCTTGTGTAGAAACTTCTGCTACTGCTTGTTCTTCTACTCTTGTTGTTTCTTCGGACATACTGCCCTCCTTATTTTATTATCGTAGTTTTGGATACATATTTTTTAATATTCTTATCCAAAAGTTCTTTGCCGAATCTCTCGGCTATAAATTCTTTATTCTTGTCAGACAAATCATAGATATCATATCCTCGTTTTTGATTGCCTAATACAATCTCACCTCTATCATAGGTTATAATAGCAGTATCACTTTTGCCTGATGCTCTTAATCCTCTTAGAGTTCTTCCTGTTAATCTCATATTAACATAAGCAGTTTGAGTATCAGTTGATTGGTTTCTATATGCTTTTAGCTTTTTACCAGTTGATCCTCGCATACTATTAGCTTTATAATTTTTATAAGTATCGCTTTTGTATCGATAATTCCCTTTGCCATTTTGGAAGTTACCTTTATCGGCATCTAAAATAATTTTATCAATAGCATCTTGTGCTAACTTGGACATTACCTTTGCATTGGGTTTAACTACTTGATCTAATCTCATACTCTTACCCAATCGTGTCTGCAATTATATCCACCTCGATTAACAAAGTCTATATATCCTAAAGAGTCTATTTCTTCTCTTGTTAATGGACCTTCTTGTAATGCTCGTTGGCATACTTCTCTTGTTTTGTTATCAGAAGGACCAATATATTGGAATTTAATTTCAGGAAATTCCTCAAATGCTTTGGCTCTTGTTAGGTTACTAAATCGTGAAAAAGCATCATTAATCAAGAAAGATGCT